TTCTGTTTGCCGCTGTGCAATGGTTTGGCGTATGGGGCTATGACTATCATTTGACGTATAGCTTTCTGAAAGCGTTTTCCAAGCTGTCAGTCCAACTCCATTCAGACATTTTCTTGTAGATGTTGAACTGTTCAATGTCACCGAATAATGCCTGTGCCTCTGCAATAGACCGGCACGGAATGATGTCAGGGTAGCATCCAAACACTTCTGCGTTCTCGATGTCAGGCAATACCTTGCTGAATACAACATGGTCGCCCTTGCCGCAGTTAAGCACTACGATTGTTTTTTCACGAAAGCCAATGACGTTTTGAAAAATAGCTTCGTCATGGTCGTAGTTTTGTTTGCCTGTTTCGCTACGGATGCCACCTTCTGGATTCTTGAGATGCCATGTGACAGCGTCAGGAACAACCAAAAGTTTGTAGCCTTTGAGATGCAACCCGTAAGAGAACAGCGTTTCTTCACGATGCGCTACGCGAGACAGTCCAAGATTGTAGTCATGCACGCCAGCGCGATAAAGGAACGAGCAGTACAGATGCTCAACCTCTTTGCGCTCTGCAATGAATCCCCATTGGATATTAGGCTCGACTTGAATGTTGTCCATTTTGCCTGATGATTGCAGCGGTGCGCCGTCCAGCGGTGGCGTTACAACAGCCCCGCCAATAGCACCAACGCCTTCGCCAATATGCTTGTAAAGATTTTCTAACACGTTAGGCTCTGGAATTGCGTCATCATCAACGCGCCAAACCCAGTCGTACTTCATCTCGTTAGCGGCTTGATGGATATGGTGCTGCCCTTTCTTGCCAGCAAACAACCATTCCCATTCAATGCGTTTTGCGTCTAGGATATGAAACAGATGCGCGTACAAAAAGTGCTGACGTAAATCTTGCGGCTCGTCATTGTCATCAAAGATAACAAGCTTGTCTGGCTTTTGCGTTTGATTGATGACCGCCTCAATGACCATCGGGAGGGTAGTGAAATACCTGCCGCGGGTTGCGATAGAACACAGCACAGTATCTTGCTTGTCCCATCTGGCAATCATTAAGTTGAACCTATTGCCGTCATAGATTGGTTTGCGTTGTTCGGTGATTCTGCCGAACTCATCTATGTAATGAAACTTGCAGCCCTTAAAGTGCGACTCGTTCAAGCCGTGTAGTTTGTGATGCTCGCCCCAAAATCCAACCGGCTCCATCCACGGAGTAGTCAGAAGAAGTCGTTTGCAATGTTTCTTGAGTCTTTCGACAAGCTCAAGCCCGTTGTCTAAATGCTCAATGACTTCAAAGGCAATGATTGTGTCGTATTGTTCCAGCGGGAACTCATTGATGTCGGCATTGACGAATTGAAAATTGTCGCCCCATCCTTGCGCTTGCGCTACCTCAACTATAGTCGAGTCGTAATCAACGCCCGTATAGTCAACGCCGTCAGGCAGGAATTGTGTGCCGTATCCACTTGAACAACCAATCTCTAATATCTTTGTGCCGAGCAAGTTTGCTTTAGCCCATTGATACCGAGCGGTTTCCCGTGCGTGTACTTCATCGCCTTTTAGGAAAACCGCCCGTTCAAAGTTGTTTGTGAGTTGCAGTCTGTAGTCTATGTCTTGTTGTTCCATGTTTTATCTTATGTTGTAGTTAGTTTTTAGTTGCAAAAATTACGTCACAATACTTTACTGCAAGGTTAATGGCTGTGCCAGTAAATGTTGCAGTAGCAGAACCAGACATGGCGTGCGAGTGTGAACCGCCGCCACCAGCTGAACCAGTTGTAGAACCATTAACTGGACCAAGACCATCTGTGTTCATTCCAACTACGTTACCTGCACCTAGATTTTGCGAGTGTGTGTGGCTTGGCATCTGTGCAGTAGAAAGCGTTGTTGCACCAGCGCTTAAACCGCTAGTGTTTACAGACACAGAACCAGCAGGGGTTTGACTTGCAAACGCAGTAGTAAACGCAACCGAACCGCCTGACGAAATCGTGCCGGTGACAACCCGCATCGCGCTGCCGTCATAGTTTGTGGTGTCTTTAGTCCAACCAGTAGGTGCAGAGGTTTGACGGAATAGCATGATGGTGCCAGCCGCAAAAGCGTTAGCCCCTGATGTTCCGGAGTAGCCCGAAAACCCGCTGTAGCCTGACGTGCCTGATGCACCTGTGCTACCAGTTGCGCCAGTAGCCCCGCTGTAACCGCTGATGCCTGATGCACCCGCAGCACCATTGATTCCGCTATAGCCGCTGTAGCCAGACACGCCTTGAATGCCTTGCGCGCCTGTTGCGCCCGTAGCACCGCTGTAGCCGCTGTAGCCAGATATGCCCGAGCCAGAATAGCCCGAATATCCAGAGATTCCAGATGCGCCGTTTGTTCCGTTTGTGCCGCTATAGCCTGACCATCCAGAAAAACCGCTGATGCCTGACCAACCAGAGATGCCAGAGTAACCACTAAATCCGGATGCGCCAGTTGCCCCTACAGAACCGGAGTATCCGCTGATACCAGAGTAGCCGCTAAACCCTGACGCGCCTGTTGCGCCATTCTGTCCGCTGATACCAGACCAACCAGAAATTCCTGACGCGCCGGAGTATCCACTAATGCCAGAAAAACCGCTGATGCCGGAATAACCCGACCAGCCACTTACGCCGCTACCGCTATAACCAGAAAAACCTGATTGACCAACAGCACCGCTAAAGCCGCTGATGCCGGAGAATCCAGAGTAACCAGAAAATCCAGAGTAGCCAGATGTTGAATATGCAACTTGCGACACGTTTAGAATCACGCTTGGCGTTTCTGGTACGCCGTCATACGCAGCAATGGTTTCAAGACTAACAAGCGTGCTATCCGTAACCCAATACAGTTCTACTGTGTCGTTTGGATTAACAGACGTGCCAATAAAATCAACAGTAGCAACAGCGTAGCCATAAAGGTTTGAGTCTTTACGGGCTGGAATAAAGAAACGGGTATTGCTATCTGAATAGTTTGTGCCGTTGTACTTGAGCCAGATGTCAGCGTAGTGAATTGCGTTGTCTGTGTTTGTTAATTGAATTGAGTACGTTAGTTTGTAAGTACCCGGATTAGCAATAACAATCGTGCCAGAACCAGAACGGCTAAATCCTGTTGCTGCACTTGTACTGTTAATGCCTACAACTTGAGCCGTAGTCGAACCGGTCTGGTCTGTGGTGTCAAAGAATGAACCATAGTTACCAATGATGCCGCCAGCACCTACCGCTCCAGAGTAACCGGAAAACCCAGAGATTCCAGAAAATCCGCTTGTGCCTTGTGCGCCAGAATAACCGCTGTATCCACTTACACCCGAACCGGAGTAGCCGCTGTAACCTGATTGACCGGAAGCACCGCTGATGCCTGACCAACCCGAAATGCCGCTATAGCCGGACGTTCCTGATTGACCGCTAAATCCTGATTCGCCTTGTGCGCCTATTGCACCGCTGAATCCAGAGATGCCGCTATATCCAGACCAACCAGAAATGCCTGATGCGCCTGACTCGCCTGACCATCCGCTTATGCCAGACCAACCTGATTGACCTGATTCGCCAGACCAACCGCTGATGCCGCTAAACCCTGACAGCCCGCTAAAGCCGCTAATGCCAGACCAACCGGAGATACCGCTGAACCCAGAATAACCAGATATACCAGAGTGCCCAGAAAACCCAGACAGACCTGATGCTCCAGCGGGTCCCACAATTTGACCGGCATCATACCAACCAGTAACAGCCCAAACCCACAGGTCGCCGTCTGCTGTAACAATATAAGCATCATTGATGTTAGCAACAAGAGGCAAGTCAGCAACAGTTGGCACTTCACCAATCACGTTAATGGATGTGCCTTGCTGTCCAGAAAAGCCAGAGAAACCGGAGTAGCCCGAAACGCCCGAGCCGGAATAACCTGACATGCCTGACCAACCAGAAATACCAGAGTAACCACTCGCGCCTGATTCTCCCGACCAGCCAGAGATACCAGAAAAGCCACTTGTCCCAGAGTAACCGCTGTAGCCTGATATGCCAGACCAGCCTGATATTCCAGAGCCGGAGTATCCAGAAATGCCAGACCATCCAGATATACCGCTATAGCCGCTAAATCCTGATTGACCAGACGCTCCGCTGAAACCTGATGCGCCTTGTGCGCCAACCGCGCCGCTAAAACCAGACGCTCCGCTAAAACCTGATTGCCCAGAGTACCCAGAGAAACCGCTTAAACCGGAGTAGCCTGATTCGCCCGTACCGCTTGCGCCGCTGTATCCAGAGTAACCGGAGTATCCGCTAAAGCCAGATGTGCCGCCTACGCCACGATTGATTTGAATGGTTTGCGTAGGAGTTGGAACAACCTCTACGTTAAGGTTGTTTGAATTTTGAACTGTTACGTTGAGGTCTGCCATGATTACACCTTTACGATGCCGTCAGAGCGGACAATGAATAACAGGAAGATGATGTTATCGTCAGCAGGTGTGCCGCTGCTAGCAGGAAAACCAATCTTGATTCGACCGGAGAACCCTGCGCCATTGATGCTATTGATTGCTAATTGAGCATCGTCATCAACCAAGTCCCATGATTCGTCAGAGATGACCAATGTAAACGAGCCAGCAGCATCGTCACGATTTTCAATAGTCAAAGGAATGGCTGTAGGCGTTGGCGTGTAGTCAGCAATATCAAACGTAAGCCCGTAACGACTGTCGCGCACGTTGCTTAAGTTGCGCCTAATGATTTGTGCGTCAATCGTTGCGCCTGTCAGGTCAACTGGATTGCCGTCCTCGCCTGTGATAGCAAGATTCCAATATGTGTTTTGCTGGTAAACCAGTTCGCCAGCGATAATAGGATTATCGAAGCCGCTGACTTGCGTGAGCGAGTTCTTATTAAATACAGCCATGATTGCACCTTCCTCGGAGTTTAACGCTATGCCCTCACAGCGTCACGAATCATGTCTTGTTTTTTGCAAGATTGTAACGCACCCATTATGAGTGCGCCACAATTAGACAGTCGGTTCGGTAACTACGGGCTCTGGCGGTGCTGGCGGTTGCCAATCTGTCCAGACTTGGACGCAAGCGTTAGCCCAATCCGGCAAAGAATAAATATCTTCATTGGCTGGCTTTGGCGTAAACGGGTCGTTATCATCGCTGAACTCAATCCATCCACGATTCTCATACCATTGCAAAGCATGAACATTAGATGGAATGGCGCATTGCGAAAGGTCAAGCGGTTGAAATTTAGAGTTGCCATCAACAATGACAGTTCCATCCGATGGGATAATAGTTAAACGCATTATTTCACCTCGATAACTTTAAGGTTTGGAGTGTTAGCGGTAGCCGCTGCTATAAGAATTTGTTGCGAAGTTTCGTTTGCTTTGACCATCTCATTGCGGAATGATTCTACCGCAGCTCCGGTTTGTCGTTGCATTTGACTATTTTCAATAGTTAGAATTGGCAGCCATGCTATTGAACAGCCCCAATCATCAATATCTTCGCCTGTGTTTGGGTTGCTTCCTCGTATTTTCAAAAACCACGCGCACTCAAGTTGTCGGCATGGATTGAAATTATCCAACGGGCAATTTGTTTTAGGTTCTATTTTCATATCGTGTAATGTCCTATGTTAATTTTTTGATGCAATGATTAAGTCAACATACTGCACGTTCAAGGTTATTGCGCTAGCTGTTGGTTGAGTGAATGAGTGAGTATGCGATTCGCCACCCCCTGTGCTTCCTGTGCTTGAATTTGTAATACCATTAAAACCATCAGTATTAAGCCCAGCAACGCCGTAACCGCCAAACATACTATGGCTATGACTTGGCATTTGTGCGGTTGATAATGTGGTAGAACTAATGCTGCCCCCAGAAATTGTGGGCGTTTGGTTTGCAAAAACTGTGCTAAATGCAGTCGTGCCACCCGATGAGGCTGTGCCCGATACAACACGAAGCACCTTATCATTGTGAGTTGTTTGCTTTGTCCATCCGGTAGGGGCGGCTGTTTGTTGAAACAACATCAAAGTACCGGTGGGAAATCCAAGACTAGATGTATTGGTAAGACCAGTAGCCGCATCTAATTGACCGGACGAGTTTACAAAGTTAGCTAACTGCGAAAGATTAAATGCTTGCGTCATACTGCACCTGTCCTAGCGAATGTTTGTTGAACCATGATATTGGTTGCGGTTGTCGGACTATTGGATAGTGTATATGTTCCGGTATCTGTTGTGAAGTCCGTGCCTTCAATCAGGTTGATGCCATTCATGTAAAGATTGAACGCATCAGGGTCATAAGAGAACGGATAAATCGTTTGTCCAATAACAGTGAACGCATTAACGTTTACCGGCGTTCCGTTAGCCACTCCCAGATTGTTTAAAGACCATTGAATTACCTCAAGGTCGCCTGTTGTGTTGTTGATAAATCCAATAGTCTGGTCTGTGATGTCATAGTCTTGCGCGTTGACTACTGTGCCGTTTAAGAACAAAAGTTCAAGCCCATTGGTAAGTGTAAATCCGCTTGCCGTGTATTCGCCTTGATTAACAAGGGAAGCAGAGTTGCGACTAAATGATGCGTAGTAACCCGTGCCGCTGTTGTAAGACTTAAACGCAACAATCACAATCCGGTCATTAAGCGTTCTGCCTGTGCTAAACGTAACGCCTGTAGAACTATCTGTGTATTCTGATGGATTGAGTAAGCAGCCGTTTTGCCAGACAAGGCATTGTCCGGTTATGTAGCCGGTGCCTCTGGTCTGCGTAAATACAGTTTGACCTGCCGTAGCTGTATAAGCTGTTTCCGTGTAATAGAACGAGTCTGGTTCTTCGAAGCCTACAACGCGCCCATAAATATCAATGGTCAATGTAGCTACGGAAGCGGTGCGCGTGTATGCCCCGCCAAAGTCTAGGTACTGTTGCAACGCAGCGACAAGACGACCATCCGGATTGTTGACTAAAGCAATCTCGCCCGTACCAACTGTGGTCGTGCCTGTTTGCGTAACTTGCCCCGTGCGTGCGTCAAGGTCAATGGCGTTAGTTCCGTCAGGCAATGCAGACCACAATGATGGGTCATAGATAAGAGTTGATGTCGGAACCCATGTTGCAGTACCAGCAGCAGGAGCGGCAAAGCCTGTTGCTGTTGTCATTTTTCTGCCGGTGCGATTTGCAAACAACAAGTAAACAGTCGTCCCAAAATCTGGCACAGCGTCATACCATTGGTAAAGGTTTGGCTCTGTGGGTGGCGTAGAACTATCCGAGTTGTAAATGCCGTACCAAGTCTTGCCGCGTGGGTCTAGGCTAAATCCAGAGCCGCTTGCGTCTGTTCCGTAAGCAATGCACAGATAGCGATAATAGTATTGGAACGTGGTTGGTCGCCATTGAATCAACGCGCTGGCTGTGCTGTAAGCGGAGGACGCAAGGCTGTTGACCATGCGCGTAAAGATATACCAATCACCTTGCGGAATGTTTGAAAGCGTGACTAGCGGTAGCTGCGTTCCGGGAGTGTATGGCGTGCCGCCAGATTGAACAGTAGTTGTGCCAGCAAAATAACGCTGCGATTCTGTAGGCTCTGCGTATGCCGAATACCAAACTTCCGCATACTGAATGATGCCAGCGTCAGAAGCATAAGGCAGCACAGTAAAGAACGGATTTGTATCTGTTGGGTTTTGCGAATAAATCAATGGGGCTGGCACATTGCCAAAGAACGTAGGGTCTGCAATCCCCGTGTTCGGCGCTGGTGTGAATTGCGTGACAGACACATCGCTGTAAACAGACGGGTTAAATTCCGTCATCATCAACTTAACAACGATTGCACCTTCGTCAGAGAATGTTTCTGTGACCTTCATCAAACGGAACAGCTTTGCAGTCCATCCGTAGTTCGCGTTTGTAATAGTCACAACATCACCGGCTTCAAACTGCAAGCCGATGAAGTTCACTTGAGTTGTTACTTGCAAATCTTCACGCGATGATTTCAGCATGCGATTGGCAATCATCTGCGCCCGAACGTCATCATTAACGAATGGGAGATTCACCGAAACTTTGTTGACCGGTTCGTTCGGGAAAAGCAACGCAGGGTCAATTTCTGCAAGATCAAAACTCGCGGTATTGAAAGCGTCTTGATTTGTTTGGTCTGGGAATTTGACTTCAATGTAGTTGTAAGTCGCAGCAATATCTAGCGGCGTAATAGTCATCGCCGAAACCATGTTGCTGTCATTCACATCCATGACAACTGTGTAC